GGTAATCTTTTTTCAATCTCATAAACATAACTATTGGCTTCTTCATTGTCTGTATTCCAATACATACAAACTTCACCATAAGCTCCAAAATCGTGGTTAAACCATTTTTGCTTAAATGTAATACCTTTGCTTTCTGCATCAGCAAATGTACGGCTTAGTTGATTAATATAAGCATCCATTTCCTTCAATGCATCTTTGCGATAATTTTCATTACCAACTTGAGCACAATCTTCTTCAAAAGGTGATGGGCCAATTTCAATATATTCTTGCATTAGTTTATTCTTCCATTTCTATCTTTAAATACTTTTTGTTCATAACAGACAATACAAATATTGTCTTCTGGTTCTTCTTCATACATTTCTTCACAGTTGTAACATTTATACATACATTATTTCAGTTTCCCATAAAAGCCAGTCTGGATTAAATTCTAAATCTAGATCGCAAGTATAGTCTTCAACTAATTCTCTTTCTGGCATAAAGTCATCTACATCAAAGTTAGCCCAACTATCAGTAATAGACTCAAATGAAGCCTCATCAACTTGAGATGCTTTTTTGATTTTTAAAAACAAATTCACTTCATCTCGTTTAGTGCAGCTTTCGCTTTCACATAAACAAAAAACTTCGTTTATATTGTTTTCTTTATTCCTACTGTTCTCCATACTCTTCTCCTTGTGTTTCGCTATCTCCATTGTCTTCTTCTTCATCTTTATCAAAGTCTTCAAACATTTCAATCCAGCATTTTGGGTGTATACCTGAAATCATAAGTTCTCTGTCTTCTTTTGGCATATTAGGAAAGACATCTTGAACATGTTCTTGTTTAATAAACAATCTTTGATATTCTTCATAATTAATACCAAATTGACTTTCTTCTCCACAATGATGACATGTTCTTTTAAAACCATAAATCTCATTAGTAATCATATAAACATTACCTCTCATTTTGCTTCTACCTTTCTTTCTACTATAACTCTAGCTTCATATCTAACTCTTTTTGAAGGATTATCGTAAGCTAATGAGCCAGGTTCTGCCTTAGACATAACTGGTAGCTCATCTCTATAAATATAGACAGTTGCACCATTAACTTCAATATCTAATCGATACCCTTCGTAACCAATAAAATCAGCCATAGCTTCTTCTACTGTATCAAAAAATGTAACTACACCATTTTGATTTCTTGTTGCGTATGGAGTATCTTTCATAAGATATTCCTCTGGGATTCCGTCAATCATTTTCATTCTCCATTGTGTAATCGTTTGTTATATCTTCATTGATCATAAAGACTCTTTCTTTCATTTTTTGTTCAATACATTCATCACAAATCCAAATAAGCATTTGAGAAAGATCAAATTTAGAACCATAACCACCTTCAACCAAAACTTCAATTGCGTCATTTATCTCCATTAAAGAACTCTTTCCAAATGTTAAATAAGTAATTTGTTTTCCACAAGAAAAACAAGGGCATACTGTAACCATTTCCATTATTTGACCTCCAAATATTCAGGGAATTTTTTATAAAACAAAAATGTTCTAATCTGATATAACATCATTTGATGTACATAGTTAGAAGCAAGACCTAGTTTTACAGCACTACCTAGTCTTTTGTTTTGACTAAGGTTTTTGATTGCAGAGTCTTTAACTCTTTGTGCATAAAAACATTCTCTATCTTTTTTGATATGAAAAGAATTAATTGTTTTAACAATTTCTTTTCCAATTGTTTTGTTTCCAGATTTTGAATCAACTCCATAATCAGCAGAAAGGAAAACTTTAATTTCGTCTTCCTTCAATTGATATGAAACAAAATCTGGGTGTATTGACAATTGATAATTTGTAAATTTTTCATGATCCATTATCTAATCTCCTGTTTCTAACATATCTGCTCTAACATTTAAGTCTCGCAGTTCGCTTTTCTTAATCCAAAAGTAATTACATTTGTGCAATAATGCCGGAGTGTAAATCTTTCGGAATTCTCTTTCTCTTTTATCTAAGCCAATCCGATTACACTTTTCATCTAAGCAATAATCGTAACCAGCCTCAAATCTTTCATCTATAAATTCTAAAGAACAATAAATGCATTTAGCCATTGTGGTTTGCTTTCTTTTCTAATAGGTCAATAAGCAGCTTTTGAGTTTTGATGTAGTTATCAGCAATCTCTTGTCTTTTCTTTGCTGTGTCAATTACATTACCTAAACCACTAATCAAATCTGATTGCTTCTTGATAATCAACTCTTGTTCTTTTATTTTCTTCTCAAGACTAATGATCATCATTTCATAAATGACATCATCACCATTTGGATTTCTACTCATCTTATACCTCTACTGAAATTGTAATTACTGATTTATCTTTTGACCATCGTTTAGTGATGTCAATATTGTTATACAAAGCTGATTTGTTAATTGCTTTAATAACAGCTTCTTTTTCTCGATTATTTTGAATAGTAACTGGAATTTTAATTTGTTCTCCATATCTAATGTTTGAAATAATCTTATGAAACATCTTATCTAAATCTGTTTCAAATTTGATTTTTTCTTTTTGAAAAGAATAATGACCAATTTTGTTTAATACTTGCATGTTTTTTTCCTTATATAAAAAGCCGGGGCATTTGCCCCGGCTTTACCTTTACTTTATTTTGCTTGTTTTATTTTATGAATACAAATTCGTATTGATTAGTTTCACTATTAAAATCAACCATAACACTTCCGTCACCGTTGACATTTGTAAAAACATTACAATCATTCTCATCAGCAATCAATGTCATAAGATGAAGCTGATACTTCATCAATTCTGAAATACTATCCTTACTCAAATGACTTGCTGTACGGCAATACTTAATGTCAAGCATAAGCCCTTTATTAAGAGAACGGCTAATCTCAATTCTTGTCAAAGCCATTTCTAAATCAGTTCCAGCATCATTACCCCAATAATTACGGTCAAGCAAATCTGAATCGTATAGGCTAGGGGTTTTCTTAGCAGTACGATTTTTACGAAAATTCAACTTTGACATTTCTGCAGCTGAAATCTTACGCACTTTTGGTTTTGTTTCTGTTTCTATTTCTTCACTCATTGTATTTACCTGTCCTTATCTTTGTGTATTTTTGATTGGTTAATAACAAGATCAATAAGAATAATTAATCTTTGCCCATCGTAATCATTTTTGCTAATCATTCCTCTTTCTAGTTGATTAGCAATTTTATCAAGATGATTCATTGCTGTATCAAATAGACTAGGTTTTTCATTCTCTGTTTCTATTGTTTCATTCATTTCTTCTCCAATATCCATTCTCATATACGCATCTCTTATGTTTTTTAAAGACTCAATTTTATGATTCAAGAGTCTTTCTACTTCTTTTTTTCTTTCCATTTCTCTTCCTTATTCCTTGTTTTCTTCGGCAAAATTTGTTCTAGGTGAAACATAAGAAGTAATGTTTACTGTTTCTTCACCAATAACTGCTTTTGTATTTATAGAACCATTAGAACGCAATTGTTTAGAGTGCGCCATAGGTTTAGGTCTTGACATAACTTTATTCGAAATTACAGCATTTTCAAAATAAGCAGGAGCTAAATGAGTAACATTTTCATTAACCTCATTCTCAGCCTTTTCGGCAGCCTTTTCGTAAAGATTTGCCAGTGCGACAAGATTTAGAATAAGACCTGCGTTAAAAGAATAACCAAGATTTGTGTAAACCGTGAAGTAATCATTTGTCTGAGTAATACGGCAAATAATACCGTAATCCTTATCTCCATCATTTATTTCTAAACCCATTAACTTTTCGTCAATGAGTTCAGATTTGCTTTTTTCTATTTCTGATGTCATAAATTGCCCTAAGCCTTTCATTAAACTTATCCTGAACTTATTTATTACCTTAGAAAATTTATTACTAAGGATTGCTTTCAGTCTATCGGCAAGAAAACGGATATGCTACACAGGAAACGGATATGATATGGATATGATATTGATCAGTAAACTGGCCAGAAAATTGTCGAGAGTTATTATAAAACTTAAGATCAGTATTATATGCAGAGTTCTGATCAGAGATCGAAGAAGCCTGACCAAATACAGCTGCTAAGACTTTGGAAATCTTTCGCAGAAGCATTTGACCAGGCTTGATCAAAGTCCCATTAAACTTAATCGGAAATTTCTTTGTTAAATCATTAGCAAAATCAATTAATAAATTATTAACGCCGCGCTATTTTATTTAAACATACACGAAATTTTAGTATATATTTTTTGCACCCTGGACTCAGTAGGGATAAGTTGAGTTTCCAACTCACTTTCAATCTTTTGCGATAGCGTTTCTTTCAAGCCAATTCAACATGGTAGCCTGATATTTAAGCCTTCCTAAATGCAGCATTTCAATTGAAGGGTCAGTCCAAATTTTTCCACCAATTTCTTGCCAGTATCTACAGAAACCATAATCTTCAGATAAGAATCTATGTTTCTCCGGGTCAACATAAGAATTAAAGAATGCGTATGTCCAATCTAATTCCTCTTCTTGTAATCCACCTGTATCGTCAATATATTTCAATTCGGGATAAGATTCGATAAGCTTCTCAAACACTTCTCTTTTTATAAGCATAAAACCAGTGCCGGCATCATAAACACTTATAGCCCCATTATTAACTTCCACATTGTTGCTATCCTTATCCTTAACGGTATTGACAACAAATCGTAAAGAATTCTCAAGAAGTTTTTCATTATCCATTCCGGATCTAGCATTTTCCCCTACTTGTTCCCAATTAATATTTTTAATAGGATAAGCAGCTGTCATGATTTCCTTGTTATGCCATAGCATCTTAATAATATCATCACCCTTAAACCCAAGGTCACAGTCAATAAACATCAAATGTGTAAATTCTTTATTAGCCAGAAACTTAGCGGCTATTTGATTCCTTGCTCTTGAGATTAGTGAATCACTCATTGTGCAAATTGAAAATTTCAATCCGATTTCTTTAAACTGCATTACTGTTCTAATTAAAGACATAACCGTAGGTTCAGAAATTAACTGATCGTAACACGGTAAAGCAATCATTGGGTACCATGAATTAATTTCTTCTTGGTCTATTTCTATTGTTTGTTCTTGGAAAATTGTCATATGATAATTATACACAAAAAAGGGGCATGATTTGCATCATGCCCCTTTCTTATTTAATTTTTTTGCTAATTAAGCGTTGGTCTTTGATGGAGACTTTACTGATTTTACATCCTTAGCCTTAACAGAAGTATTTACTGTTTCGGTTACTGCTTCAATCATTGGAGACATGTAGTAAAGGCTACTTGTATTCTTGTCAAAATGAATCTTGACACTAAGTTCCAATTTCTTTGCTTGAGCACGAATTCTTTGCTGAAGAGAATTGAATTTCTTTCCTTCTTCAACATTTTCAATCATGTATGTCTTTCCTGTCTTACTTGATTCAATTAAAGAATTAATGATTTCCTGAAGCTCAGCCGATGTACGACCTGAGCGAGTAATTTGAGGGAAACTATCAACTGTTTTGATATTGAGTGTCATTTTGCTATTCCTTGTTTTTCTTGTTTTGAGGGCTTTTGCCCTTGTGATAGACACACTATCGGCATTACTTAGATAGCACAACACCCAAAGCAAACTTTTTTAAAATTCTTTATTTACTTCGCCATGTTCGTGATCAAGTTCATGAACAATTGATTCAAGTTTTTGTATCATTATTTTCATAACCGTATTCTCCATAATAAGGTTGGAGATTGTTCCGGTCAATTCCTTGACGATTTCATCGTAAGAAGGATTTACATCTTCTCTTGTTATAGACTTTCGAGCCATTTTTCACCACTTTCTGTAGATAAGGTTTGTTTGTCATAGCCAGGAACAAACTGGCCAATATCATTATTATACACCCTAACCGTACCAAATTCTTCCATATCGTCAAGCTCTTCATATTGCTTGAAGTCAGAGCCAAGAATTTCAATATCAACTTCCATTTCCATTGACATATTCTCAACACATGTGAAAACTGAACCGGCTAATGCGTCAGCCAAATCTTTTGATCCAGAGTTTGGGTGATCAATTTTGTTATTAGCAAACAATCTTAATTTCAACAACTCTTCCTCAACCAATAGCTCATTCCAATAACCACGCAATCTTGTATCATATATTGTTGTCATTAAAGTATCGTAATCAGTTTTCTTAACGCTATGGAAATCAGCATTGATCCCCTGAGCTTTAAGACTTTGAATCATCTCAATGGATTGCCAACGGTCAAAAGTTACTTTTGCTACATCAAATTTCCTACATAATTCAATAATCATTTGCCTAACTGAAGCAAAATTAATTTCAGCTCCGGGAGCTGCTTCCCAAGAATGAATTAAATCAATATTAATAACTGGAAGGTTTTCCACTCCCATAGATGTTTTAATTTCTTTAAAGCCAGCACAATGACTCATACATAAAGCTGACCTGTCTCTTTTAAGTCCTAAGTCAATATGAATAAACCTTCTGTGCCCATCTGTATTGTTAAACCAAGGTTTATAAATACCATCTTCATCAACAGGACTTTCTGCATGCATAAAAGATTTCCTTACCAGATCAGGATCTCTAAAGTATGCGTCTTCCATTGCCGGAGGTTCACATTCAAATCTTGCCCTAGCCTCAATTGGATTTCTAATATATTCTGATTCTAATTGATGTCTTTCAATCGTAGGATTACATTCCCATGTAGCAGCTTTAATTCTCCAAGTTTTTGGCTCTTCTCTTTCAGCAGAACCGAAATATCTCTGTTGAATAAAATCTCCTTTATATCTAGGGAAAGACAAAAGAATAACCTTACCGACTTCCGGGAAACGAGACATAACAGATAACTTACTCATGTTATAAATTGCAGAGGCAGAACCTTTTGATCTTAATTCTCCTCTTGTTTCCGCGTCTGTTTTAAAAGCTGAAATCTCATCCAAAATTACAGTCATAACTTCATAACCTTCCCAACCTTCACTTTCAGAGTGACCTGAGAAGCATCGTACTGGTCTGCTAAAGAAAAATATTTCAGATACTCTTGGTTCAAATCCTACGGAGTTAAAGTAAGGTGAACTTAATAATAAGTTCTTTAAAGGTTCAAAGAAAACTCTTTGAGCCTGTTGAGCGTTTACGGCCAAGTTAAGAAGGTCAATATACACACCTTTTGCTTTTCCGTAATAACCTAATGGGTCTTTTAGACAATGGAGAATGTAAACGGTATAAGCCATTGATATTCTTGCACAATGGTCTTTTCCAGAACCTTTGCCTAACATGCAGATCACTTCGTTGTCGGTATATTTTTTATAATATTCTGACCCTTTTTCCTCCCCCATCATCTTTTGTAGGGTATGCTCTTTCAAGATTTGGGTACTGTGCCTTACAATTTCTAATTGAATGGGGCTTAGGTTTGGTAAACCCAAAAATCTTTTATCAGTTACAAACTCTTCAATAGACACCGGGACTTCTTCAAGTTCATCTTGATTTAATAACTTATCGAAATCTTCATATCGAAGATTCATTCCAAGATAATCACTCATTTATTTATCTCCTTTAAGGGGTAAGGCCGCTAAAAACAGTCTCTTTACATGATGGGTAAGGCTTGAAAAAAGAGTCTCTTTATATGAGGGATAGGCCTTATTTTTTCGTCTCTTCTTATGACTCAATAATTTCTGCATCGCTAATTTCCTCACTATCGGCATCAACGACCTCAACCTCAGCCATGATTTCAAAAGCTATTGCCAGTTCTCTTCTCACAGCATCAGCAATCTCTGGGTACTTAGAGATAACATCTCGCAAGACTCTTGAAAGTATTTGGTTAACATTCTCTGCCTTCTGCATTCGTGCAATGTATTCACCATCAGATGTGTTAATACCCAAAAGTTTATGCAACTGGGCTTTCTTTGTTGCCAGTTCACCAGCAAGTTTAATTGCAGAAATTCTTGCCGGAACCATTCCATGATCTGTCGCAATGTTGATTGTTTCCCAAGCCTCTTTGCTCAACTGGTCAAACTCTTGAAGTGCCTTTACAGTATTGAATTGCACTCTTTCAAGAAAATAGGGGTCTTCCTCGGCTTGACGATTAAGTATCTTCTTATACTCATCAATGTAGGATTTTACATCATTAGTCTTTAATGCCATCAATGAAGCAATTTCATGCATTGAATAGCCTTTTATGTGAAGAAGTCCAACTTCTTCAACATCTTTCAATTTTTCAATTAAGGTCTTTTCAGTTCTTTCGATATCTGACATAATCTTTCGTAGTACCCTTCTGCAGCAGAATCCCAGCTCATAGTCTGTTCATTTAGTACGGCATTGTTAAATGTATAATCAGAAACTACATCGTAGTTATTGTATACATATAACATTTTAGCACATAAATCATCAAATTTTGGCTTTGCCCAAGTACCACAGTCACTATAAATGCCATTCATATTGATAGAACTATCTTCAAACTCTAATGGGACTGATAACTCTGCATACTCTGTACAAGCAGTTGCATTGGTGCAAATTGTTGGGATACCTTTTGCTATACCCTGATAAGGAAGCATCCCCCAACCTTCTCCGCTTGTTGGATAGACAACACAATCACATAAGTCATAAATATTGCTCAATTCTTCCATTGAGACATCTTTATCAATCACATCTATTTGAGGATGTTTTTCGATAGCGAGCATCTCTCCAGATTTATACCATCGGGCATCAGGAGCGTCTATGCTCTTATAAAGAAGTCTTATACTCTCATCGCCTGAAAATATCTTTATAAAAGCATCCACAGTCATCTGAGTGTTCTTGCGAGTCGATGGTGATCCAATACAAAGGAAAGTGAATTTATTATCTACAAAGGAAGCAAACCTTCTCTTGGGACTGAACAGTTTATTAACTCCAAGTCTGAAATTGAAAACAGGAACTGTTACTCCGGATTCTTCAAAAACATTCTTTGCCCAAAGAGATGTTGTCCATATCTCATCCATTTGATTCATTCGAGAAACCCAATCACTTGGTAGTTTACTTGTTTCCCAATATGAAAAACCAATGTTGTACTTATTCGATACAGTATAGTCAAGAGGTAATCTATTATTTATGAATACATCTGCTTCAATGTTGATTGATGCACTAGATTGATATTCAATACCGAGTAGTGACAAGTCTTGAATGTCGGATGGTATAAGACATGTTCTTTCAATGTCCATTCCCTTCCCTACAAGACGACTATGAATCTCATCTTCGGCTACCTTGTAGCCCTCAT